CAGCACCTGCATATCGATATCAAACGGCAGATCACGCCTTAACCTGCTTACTCGGGCCATTATTTACTCCATTTATCGATCGCGGGCTGTTGTCGCCCAGGTTCCCCTTTGGCAAGTCGAACCCGCGTTCGGCCTTCTTCATTCGCCCCGATATGCGTCACCCAATAACTCACGCTATCAATGAGCACCTGGCAACGGTTTTTCAGGCCGAGAATATCCCGGGTATACGCGCTGATTGCTGGTGTTCGGTCATCGATTTCACCACCGCCAGGGATAGTGACCAGAGCATCCGGCTCCTCAAAAATGACCGTAACGGGGCGATGTTCCGCCCCGATCACTAAAACCGCCTGCACGTCCTCCGCAAATGCACGATCAACACGCTGATCGGCTCGCCTTAGTCGTTCAGAAAAACGGGACATTTAGAAACCCAAACGCACCGGGGCCGATTCTTGCCCCGCTTCGCCATCATTCCAGGCGCTACCAGCCAGCGGAGAGGCGACGGCCTTCGCCTTGGCACCACCATCATCAGCTTTAGCCGTCAGCGCGCCGGTAGCATCCAAATACAGCTTATCGCCGGCGTTCCAGGTTTCATCGGCCAGTTTCGGCAGAACAAAGACCCCCACCATATGCAGCACGCCCCACAAACCGGCGGGAATGTCGTTATGAGCAACGCCGACCAAGCCCCCCACCGCGACAGGTTGTCCCGAAAGGACGGTTTTGCCTGTGGTGTTGTGCCAATCCAATGTTGTGCCGTCTTGCTGTAAATTCGTTGCCATATTGATTCTCTCCAGATATGAAAACGGGTAGCCGTAGCCACCCGCAGATATAAAAAAACCGCCATATCAGGCGGTTTATCAGGCTTTGCCGGTAGACTTCACCAGGCCGCGATAGTCGAGCGGCGCGACACCGGCATCGATGCGTACCTTGAAAGCGGCCCCGTCGATAGTGAATCCCTGCTGTTGCTCCAGATAAACCGTATCGATGCCATCAAGATATGCCACCTCGATCGTGTCCTTACCCTGCGCGGCCGTCAGATACCAGGCATCAGAGCTATTAATATCCAGCCGAGCCTCCCCGATCACTTCGACAAAGTTTTGAATTGGGTTGCTGATACCGCTGTTTGCGTCGGCACCCGGCACACTGACCGATTTAATCAGCTGATTCGCTTTGGATTCCAGCGCTATCGGCGTCAGCATGTAGGCAGGGCGGATATTGAGCTGGCGCTTGCCGTTAGTCTGCAACAACATCGCCTGACGCGCTTTATCCAAGCCGTCGATCGTCAGCGGCTGATTGACCAGGTTTTTGTGTTCGGCACTGAACAGCGCTTTTTTGTCGCTCATGGCCGGGTTAGTGGTCAGCACCGCCCACACCAGATCGCCGACGGTATAACGGGCTGCACCGCCCATCATCTGCGGGATACGGGTTAACATATCCATATCATCGTTGATAATGGTTTGGCGATCGATACTGAACAATTCGCCGTAGGTGGCCAACGCGATAGGCTCCCCTTTATCGCCGACTGTGACATATTTGTATTCAGCCCCCGGGCGAACCTCGCGCAGCTTGTCGAGCGCTCCCAGGCCCACACGATGAGCCGTTTTGAAGTCGGTCAGAGTGCCTTTACGCGTCCAGCGATCGAAACTTTCGTTTGCATCTTCCCAGCCCAACAGCGCCGACTTGTGCGCCACATCCATCAGGATGTTGCCAAAATCCGAACTGGAATGCGTGAAGGCCAGGCCAACCATAGTTTGGCCAGACATACCGGAAACCCCGATACCGCGATCGGCCAAAGATGCCCGCGCCAGCTCGCGCAACGTCATTCCCTGGTAAGGGTTATCTTTTTCTGCCTGCACATGGCCGGCACGGCTCATCACCGACGCGCGAACACCATCGCCGACCAAGTTACCATTGCCGGCATAAATGTGAGCGCCGGCGCCACCGCTCGGCGTAGTCCCTTCAGCCAGTTTCGCCAGAAGGCGATCTTTTGCCGTACCCGCATCACAGCTAATGTCGTTAACACATTCAGAACGCAGGGCCGCCAAATGAGGAAACCCCTCAAACACAGCATTTACCGCCGTAACACGTGCGGTATTGTTGGCCTGTAGGGTTTGCTGCAGCTGCACGGCCAACGCGTTGACATCGATCTGTGTCGCCGCTTGAGTCGTCACTTGTGTTGTGGCCTGTGTCGCATTGTTTTGCGCCGCCGGCGTTGTCGCCTGAGCGCGCGCCCCGAAGAGAGAGTTGGCTTCTTGTGGCATATTTTGGTAATCCTTCAGTTTATTTTGATTGAGTGATGCAGCTGCATCGAGTGGTTCTTCAAGCACATCGGCGAAGCCTTTAGCCACCGCCTCCGCACCATCCATCCAGGTTTCAGCCTTCAGCAATGCGGCGATTTCTTGGCGCGAAAGACCGGTTTTGGACATGTACGCGGTCAGCATCATGTTTTCATTGCGATCCAGGAAGTCGGCATAGTCCCGCATTTCATCCGAGTCCCCCGCCATACCGCCCCACGGTTTATGGATCATCATCCAGGCGTTAGAAGGCATATGCACCGTGGCATTAGGCAGACACGCAATAACCGACGCCATGCTCGCCGCCAGCCCATCGATATAAATATCGACGGTCCCTGTCAGCCGCTGCATCGTGTTGTAAATGGCGAACCCATGCATAACATCCCCGCCAGGGCTATGAATATGCAGCTCGATGTTTGTCGCCTCAAACACCCCGGCATCACGGCAATCATTGATAAATGACTGCGCCGAGATCCCCCACCGGCCGATCTCTTCGTAAAGATAAATCTCTACGCGGCCAGGTCGTCCAGCTGCAGCCCGGATTTCATACCAACTTTCATTATTTACAGCATCAATCCCGCTCAGGCTTGCCTTTGGCGCCATCCAGTGCGGGGGTTGTGTCTTCTTCATTCGCTTTAGCTCCTGAGTCATTGGCGGCGTCAGAATCCAGCACCAGCCCATTCTTGCGGTTAAATTCAATTTCGCGCACACGCTGGCGCTTAATCTCTTGAGGGGACTCACCCCGCGCGCGGATCCATTCGGCCTCTGTTCCAGCCCCACCCCGAACAATCGCTTTCCAGGCTTTGGCCTCCTTCTCCGGGTCGATCCACGGCATCACCGGCCCCAGGTAGAGCGCGTTATAGAGCGTGGACATATCAACATCATCGGGAAGCTTAATTTTGGACAGGCGCAGCATATCGACCCACGCCCGGTAAACCGGCCGGCTTTGTTGGCCTACAAACCAGTTTTGCAGGACGTAATACCCCTCAAACCCTTCAACCAGCTCCTGGCGCTGGCTGGAATAACTGCCGTTATAGTCCCGGGCAATACTCGAATAGCTCCCTCGCGTACCACCGGCAACCGCACGCAGCTGACCGTTACGGAACTCATACAAATGCACATTGGGCCGGTTAGACTCCACCATGCCCAGATCCTCACCAGGGCGGAGATCGTCATAAATAACGCCAGGAGCAATATCGAAATGGCGGTGAGTCCCTGGCTCAGAATATTCCCCATCCTCTCCTCCCTGACTCGCATCACCTCGCTTGATATAGAACCCCAACGAGGCCGCAATACGAGCAGCGACACGTTCAGACTCCTCATAGTCCTTGATGTCGGACAAGCGTGTAATGACACCATGCAACAGACTAACGCCGCGCACCTGATGGAGACGCTTGCGCATGGCCAGATGCAACATGTTCTCTGCCGGCACGCGCTTTGTCGCGGTAGACATTCTGAGGGAGCTGGCCGGGTGAGCCTTGTAAACATTGAATGCTACCGGCCGCCCCCAGCCATTTACCTCGATCCCCTGCACGACATTCTCACTATTGAGGCTGTTCAGGTTCATCGGCACAAAATCGGCTTCAAGACACTCAAGGGAAAGCTGTATGTTGGTCGCATGGCTTACCCCAAGCGCCGGACCACGCACAAGTTGAGTAAAGACCTCTCCATCACGCAGCGCCGAACGCAAGATCAAGCGCTCCATTTCGGCCCGGGTGAACATCCCCGTAACCTCAGGTCTCACTGACCATTCAGACCAATGCGCAGCCAGGATCTCTGCACACTCTTCATGCAGCGTGCCATCATGGCGCAGGGGCTGAGGTTCAACCTGAATCCCATTAGAGCCAATCACCCTCTCTTCCAGCTTGTCGAGGATACCGATCACAATGTCGTGGTTTTCATCCAGCCACCGGGCCTGTTCTCGCAACGACACACCAGAAGCAAACACGGCCGTATCAGCTGCCCGCCCCTCTCGCTTAGCCTTGTGAAGCCGGGATGGATTCGTCGCTTCATAGGCCTTTAGCTGGTATCGGCTTCGTGCCCGTGACAAAGCCCACCCAGGTGCGAGCGCACCGAGTGTTTTTTCGAATATCCCCATGAATTACCTATAAGAAATTGACGAGTTTATATCCACTGCCGCGAATGTTTGCCTTACGCAGACGCCGCTCCCAATATTCCAACTCTGCACGCAGGGCAGCCGGATCATGATTGGTAATCGCTCGGCCAT